TCAGGAATATCTTCCCTTAACTGATCAATTACTTCACAAAGTGCTTCAAGTTGATCATCATAATATCTTACTTCAGGAATCTCAGGAATATCTTTCCTAACATCACTGATAAGATGTAAAATTTCTGTAAGATCTACAGTAGATTCCACAACTTCTGGTTCTACTGCTTCTTCTATTTTTTCTTCGACTTCTTCCTCTTCTACCTCAATATAATCTTCTACAGAGGGCAAATCCTCTTCTACAAGATAGTCATCAATTGATGGCAAATTTTTATCTTCAGCCTGCGCCATTAAAATATTAGTAGGATTACCTTGGGTTTTCTCACCCTATGGTTTATTTATCCTCATTCTTATTTTGCTTTAATAACTTAGCTAGATCTGCTGTGGAACCAACAAATAATGCATTGGTGACGTTTGTAGGAGAAGATTTCTTTGTATCCTCTTCGACATCTTTAAGTTTTTTCTGTAAATCAAGGAGTTTATCTGTAGCGTCAGCAACACTTTTAATAAGTTGTCCTGCAACTTCATATGCTCTTGCCTGTTCAGTTTCTTGTGCAAGTTCGAGAATACCGTTTACTGCTTCCTGCCCTTTTTCAATTAGTGAATAAAGATTACCCCTTGTATATTCATAATCTTTTCTAGTATCAGTTTTTATTGCCTCTATCTCTTTAGGTATGGGTTTGATTGGTTCACTAGAGACGATCTCACTGGACACGTCAAATGTTTCGTTTAAACTGTCAAAACTCATGAGAGACTCCCGTCAAATCCAAAGTCATCACCAACTTCGATGAGAGCATCGTCAGCATCAGTAATAAGATTGACTGCTGTCCCACTAACGTGAGAAGCGGTAAGTGTGTTGTCTTGCCCTCTTTTTGTGAATAAAGCATTTCCTTCTTTTCTATCAACATACATTGATTCATTATCAACAATGATGAAAGTATTTTCAGAAATTCCAGACGCATCATTAACACGAAGAATGTTCGTGCTTGTGCCGACATCTTCTGCGAGGTTTGTAACAATGTTTCCTGTATAGCTTTGTGTTGCTCTCGGTATAACAGTATAAGTGAGATCTCTGGTTGGAGTTGCAGAGTCGTCTTGTACATATCCAACACGAACCTTCTTGATAAGATCTCTGGACGCTTTTGTTGTATCTCCAACAGGGCCAAATAGGTATGTTTTGGCAGTGAATCTAATTGTGTAAAGTAATGATCTTCGGGTATTGAAATTACCCTCATAATCATCTTGCATGGATATATTTTCAATTACAACAGGGATATCTCTTTTCTCACCAATCGTATCCACTAGATTTACAGAAAGTGTGTATGCTGGTTGAAAATATGGTAAAATCTGCTCAACTATTTGAAGCATATCATCATTCAACTTAGTGAAGATTGATAGTTCAAATGACATATTGTAGGGCACAGGCATGAAGGTTTTTCTGATTGCTGTTGCAATCCCAACTGTCTGCGATTTAAAAGTTTGAGTTGTGGTTACTTTTCTAGTGCCATCGTATTGAAGTCCCGTGAACTCAAAAGACATTCTTGGGAGAGTAATCGCCGTTGGTTTGTTAAGATCCGGTGATTGCTCAAGTCTTGCTAAAAACTTCTGGGTAGGCCCGTATGCTAACGGAACCTTGATAACTTCATCAACATTCCCAGCAGAATCGAGATGTTTGATATCAATTCCATTAAAAAGACTTCCAAACGAAATGATGGTTCTTCTTAGAATCTCATGGTAAAAGTATTCAAACATACAATTGCCTTAGTTAACTTTATTTAGGTTAAGGATTTCCAAAGGGATTAGATTCTGAGAAATCAATAATACCATCCTTGGCAGACAGTTCTATTTCATTATTATCAGGATACTTGTTAACTGTATTATCATCTTCAATAACTCTAATTGTATATGATGCACCACTTTCAGATCCTGTTATTGTTTCTCCAGCAACAAAGTCTCCGGAAACATTGGAATATGTAAGAATATTGGTGGTGGCATTCCATGTCTTGACTATACCTGTAACACCACTTGATCCTCCGGTAATTGTCTCTGTTGGGATGAAGTTTCCTGATCCGCCAAGATCTGGAGCAGAAAGTGTAATCGTAGGTGCGACAGTATATCCTGCACCAGCGTGTGTGAGATAAATTGCAGTGACTGTTCCAGCAGTGGAAACAACGGCAACACCTTGTGCGGTTGTTCCGATTCCAGGACTACTAAACGTAACCGTTGGAGCAGATACATATCCACCACCAGCATCACTAATAGTAACAATACCAACAGTGTTATCAGATATTCTAGTGGTTGCAGCAGCGCCTACACCTGGATTTGTATTAACGCCAACAAATACAATTCCTGGATTTACGGTATAATTAGCGCCAGGATTAACAATAAAGACTCCTTGAACTTTAGATCCAATTAAAGTTCCATCACAATTAACAATGTCGTCACGTAAGGTTGAAATTCCTGTGGCGCGGGTACCACCGGTAGGTGCAGATGAAATCGCAACAGCGGGTGGATGATTGTATTTTTCACCTCTATTGGTAACGATAATTTGGTTGACGGCACCGCTTGCAATTCGTCCAGCGAAAGCGGTTGCGGTGGTACCAGATCCGATAAGCGTGAGAGATCTGATATTTCCTTCCACATCGAAGGTATCATCGATTTCCTCAATACCAGTATCCAAAACTTCATCTTGTCCTCTAAACAGTTCGCAAGTTAGTTCGTAAACGTAATTTTTTTGTAACTGATAAAAAGGTTTTTCGTGCTCAACAAACTTTATTTCAAAAAGTCTGTCACCAAGGGGAAAATATATCAAATCTCCTTCTTTTGGGCGAGTAGCCAGTTCGATATTTGGTAGATTTTTGATAAGAGGAGTGATATAACTGGAAAATCTTTCCTGAGAGATAATTAACTTAATTTCATTAGTTGCCTGAACTCCAAATTTTGACAAGAGAACGCTATTTTCACCATATCCATCAAAATTATCAACATATGCCTCAATGGGATATGATTGATTGAATTCAGAAGTAATTACTTCGCGAATTACTTTGTTTTTGGTGACATATTGTCTCGGTAAGTAGTATACTTCAACACCATACATCCTCAACTGTTCGTTGATCAAGTCTTGAACAAGACTTTGCTCTCCTTGAGAGCCTTGTAAGAAAAAAGGATTTAACGCCATTATCCGATCATGTCAAGGGGAGGAAGTTCATATGTGTTAGACATTTTTTCCATGATCTTATCCAAATCATTTTGCCCATCTTCATATATTTGTCTACCATTAAGTTCTACACCTCCAGGTAGTTTCACACCTTGGAACTTCATCAAATTTTGTCCCCATTGGCGTTTAATTAATGCAGTAAGGTATGGTTTAATAAAAGAGTCGTTGAATATTCTTGAAAAATCATTAGGATCAACTGTTCTAAAACAATCAATGATAATATATTCTCCTGCTCTTACCGAAGCCCAATCAATGTCTAGATATAATCTATCCATTCTCTGATTAAATCTAATTTGCTTGTGAGTATTCAGTAAGAAATCCAAATCTTCGAGATAAGTCTTTGTCATAGCATATGACAACAACTCAGTATTTCCAAAGAAATATACATCATTTAAAAATAACTGATACTTAACACTAAACATGTTATTTGTTACAGTATTAGCACCAGCAAATTGAAATATTTTATTAATTCCTATGACAGAGGGTGGTATCTGTAGGTAGTTACTATTTTCTGTGTATGTAAAAGTGGTTGCAGTTCCAACTATTGTTGCCTCTGCGGTAGTTGTGGTTATACCTGCTGTGGAAGATAACCCCGATGGTGCTCTCCCTCTATTAACATCGTCCTGAGTTAATTGATATTTTAAAAATACTTGCCCAACACCATCAAAGTGCCTTTCATGAAAGTATTGAATCGCATCATCAACTAAGTCCTCGATTTGCTCATCAGCAACGTTAATCTCAAGGACAGGAGCACCTAACTTTCTTTTGCAGTAATCTACTAACTCCGCTCTAGTTGATGGTTGCATTTATCTACTTTTTACCTATTTATGGGTTTGTGGCAATACCTGCTTTCACTAAAACATCACCATTAATAATATTGAAAGTGGTGTTACCAGAACTTACCAACACATCATAAACATATCTTCCTGGTTTTAAATTTCTAGTAGCTGCAGGATTTAAAGATAATGTAATCACGCCATCTCTTGCACTTGTAAATCCAACATTAAACGCAGTCGTAACTCCAAGAGTAGCACCGACGGCTACACTTTTTGACATGGCAGCAGAACCGCTCCACTCAACTGGACTACTGGGAGTTGATCCAGCGCCAGTATCAAATCTAAACGCAGTTCCATTTGGATTAGTGATGGTAAATTTATCACTAAAGTTTGCGCCACCGTAAATGTTTAGATTTACGGCATATGGAACACCGGTTGCTACATCGAAAGTTACGTTTTGATTAGCCATTAAGGTATACTTATTACGGATAAAGTCTCTTGTTGCTTATAATAAAGTTTTACAAATGACTTTGCGATGTTTCTCAAAGTATCTCTATCATCACAACTATCTATCTCAGATGCCAACTTAGCATATTCAAAACTTTTAGATAAATTGCTAAGTTTAATTGATTCGGGATCCATTTAGTGCCTCCTTGAGAAGTAATTTTAATTCGCTAATTTCATCATGAATGTTGGCAAGATCTCGCTCAACATTCTGTATTCTAGTACTCTCTTCATCTTTAACAGTTTTACTCATGATGTAAGATGAGTATCCTGATTTGTCATTATTAATGATAGCACCTGTCTCACTATCTCTAGTGAGATTATTATGTCCCTCTACTTTTTGTTTCATTATGCAAGTGCTATCACTCTGAGGTTTCTAATTCTAGGTGGATTTGCCTGGTTGGTGGATGTGAGGAGAAGTTTGATTCTGTATGACTTGAAGGAAGGAAGTTCGTCAATTGTAAATGTGTGTTCTCTATAATCTTCAGCAGCGGAGACAAAAGTATCAGAAGAACCGTCATTATTTGCAACATCTATAATCTGTCCTCTTTCATTAATGTTGTCAAATCCAGGGAATGCCTCATAAATCGGATTAAAGTTCTGGTGATCAGCAATTGCAAAGAATCCTCTAATATCTGCATCTCTATCTTTTAAGACATCTACGATAATCTTCAGAGAAGTTGCAGGATTTTCTAGAGAAATTTCTTTAGAGAGATATTGGAACGCAGTGGGATCTGTATCAATACCATTGACTCTGTTGTCAGTAATGTAATTACTAATTACGTTATCAACACGATTAGATGTATAAACCACACTCATTCTCTGAGTATCGATTACAGGGGAAACTCTAGAATCAATGGTGCCGAAGTTAAGTCTCATTGTCATGGACTTGTTACCAGGAAGTGTGCTAAGTTTAGCATCTTCATTCACCTTAGAAGCGATGATTCTAGGCGTAGAGAAGTAATTTGATCTAGAGATTGAAATCGCTTCAAATCCTTGATCCAGGTAAGGAATTTCATTTCCACTTATGGAAGATCCAGAAATTGTTCTTACTTCTGCATCAATATTTGTTCCTCTTACAGTAACATGTTGAATTTGAGGAGTTAAGATTTCAAAAGGAATGTTCTGTGTCGCCTTGATGTTGTTACCACCAACAGACTTAGTATTACCCATGTAAAGGATTGGGAAACTTTCACCAGTAGAGCGTCCAACTCCACTTTCACCCATGTTCAGTTTGACTTTGTAAGTGTCAAATGTGCGCGGACTTGCTGCTGTTACGTCATTAAGGTTATGAGTCTTGTTAATTCTTCTCAGAGAAACATCACCAAGTTCATACTTAAATATCTGAGTTCCTGCAAGATAATTCTTAGCAACGGTGCTATCGATGCCTCTTTCAGTAATTGTAATTGTTGTACCCGAAGCAGATTCATAAGATACAATTTCTTCACCAATCTTGAGGTAACCAAGGTTAGTAGTGCCGACTCCGACATTTTCAAAAGTATCAAATCCTGTGGTGGCATCTACAGTGATAGGTGCTGTAGAAGATGCATTTAACGTTTGAGTCAACTTAACAGGGAGAATGTCCGATTCTACATCAGAAATAGAAACTCTGTTATCTGCAAAATACATGCCATGGTTCTTATGATTCACTGTGAAGTGAATACCGTCACTTACTACATCGTTAATGCCATCGATAAGTACGTTGCCGCCTTGTGCAGCGTTAAGATCGGTAGTAAGTCCAGAGTTATTGCGGAATTGAACTGTGTTTCCTGCGCCTGTAATAAAATCTCCCTGAACGTTATCGAGGAGTAATTCGTTTGTATTAGCGATAGAAACGAGGGAAAGTCTAAGATTTCTTCCAAGGTTATTATTTCCAATAGTGGATACACCCAATACATCACCAATCACATATCCTTGCCCACCGCTAGCAGCGACGAATTCGGAGATGGTTGCTCCAACTGCCACTCCGTTATCAATGGTGATATCTGCCTTAGCATTTCTTCCACTGCTTGTGATGTTAACAAGTTCAACACCTGTATACTCTAGATATCCAGAAGAAGGTGTAAATCCAATACCAGAATTAATGATATTGAGTGTTCCAGTTGCGATACCTGCTCTTCCAACAAAGTCACCAGAAGCATTACTTCCATGCTGTATGATTGTATTTCCAAGAGTCAGATCAGTATCTTGAAGTGTAGATCCGATACCGATGCGTACCGATCTAGATGCAAGACTAATCGAATTAGGAAGGAGTTTAGCAACTTGATTATTGCCACGGCTCAGTTCAGGACTATAGACTTCGATAGAACCATTCTCAACGAAATCTGCTCTATAGATTGTAAACTTCAGATCTTCCCATTGACTTGGTTCCCAAACAGATCCATTTTGTGACTTATAAAGAGATCCAAGATATGGTTGATTAGATACAAATGTCTGAGATACAAGATCATTTTCTCCGACTCTAGAAATAAACACTCTATATCTCGCAGATGCTGATCTTACTACCATGCAATATTCAACACCTGGTTCAAGATAAACCGGGGAGGGTAGTGTGAATGTGGTAGGTACAGATCCATCATCACTGACGCTTACTTGCTGCGGGAACAATATTGATTGAGACAGGGGTAAGATATTCTTAGTAGGAATACCATTTTCAACGGTTCTCAGTTCAAAGATTACAGGAATTCCAAGATTATCTACCTGCTCGAAGAAAATGTCACATTTAGTGAAGAAAATACCAGTGTTATCTTCTATTACAAATGTCTGTGCAAGAGGATCCGGTGGATTTAGATCTTGTGTTCTTGTTTGTGTTTGAGTATCAATGAGTTCTGTTTCAAGAACCTGAGTTCCTATAGTTTCGTTAATTTGTCTAATATCTCTTGTATCGGCAATATCTTGAGATTGAATAGCGGCATTTCTAACAGATACAATATTTTCCTGTACTGTTTCAATTACGCCGCTAATCAAGAATGTAGAGGTTGCACGAGTAGAGGCATTTTTAAGATCATTATTTACATCATCGATAAAAGTAAGAACCTTTGTACCAACTTCAAATCTAGGATTAGTCCCTACATTCGGATCTGGGATAAAGAAACTACCAATCAACGAAGAACTGAAATCAGATACAAGTCTTACCTGAGAGATAGTTGCCTGAGCGCCACTTGTTTCTCCAACTAAAATCATCTCGGGAGATATACTTCCGATAAAGGCACCTTGTGGTTGATCGCAAAGTGAAAAAGTATCTACATTAAGGATGGTAGATGTAGAGGAATATGCTCTTGGAAGAGTCTGAGAGGGGTTGTAGGGGTTCTGTGTGAAGACTTCTGTTGCACTATCGAATGCACCTGCTTTATGGTTCGCCTGTGCCGCTCTGAAGGCAATAGAGGGATCTCCCTCAGAAGCAGATACGTTACCAACTGGACGCATGGTTCCAGTGATAGTTTCTCCAACCTGGAAGGTTCCAGAAATCATATTAATCTCAATCAGTTTAGGAATACAATAATCTGTGATGGCAACACCATCAAAGAATCCATAAACTTGAGTATTAGGTTTGAGAGATCTAATATTAAACTCAATATTTCTAGATCTTGCGAATGAAATCAGATCTCTACTGATTACTCTATCTCCAAGAGACTCATTATCAAATTGTTCAGTTACAACAGTGCGAGTTCCAGTTCTATTTGCAACACCAGTGTCAAATACTTGACGTGTTGTGTCTCTGAAGGTAGATGTTGTTGTTACATTAAAGCGGGTGTTTCCTCTATCAAATTCTCTTCTTTGAATAGCAGTTCTAGATTCGGATCCAATAACTTCCTCTTGTCCAGTCCAATTATTAACCCAAGAATTCCAGATTGCGGGAGCAAATCCTGTTTGAGGATCTACATTTAGTGTTCTAGTTGCTCTCTCAAGAGTTTCTGTAAAGTTACCCTCAGTCTGAACGATATTTGCTTCAAGTCTAACTTGATCAGTCCAAGAATCCGAAGCAGGAAGAAGTTCTAATGCTCCAACCCAGAATCCAACAATGAAAGGTGTAACACTTTCAGTTCTTGTGCCAAAAGGTTGTGATAACCATTCAACGTCCGTATAATCAAGGGTGACAATATCGTTTGTCTTTCTGATGTTTGTTCCATCAGGAGCAGTAAATCTAAGATCACCGGATCCAGTGAGACTTTGAGTTAAATCGGTTTGTGTTGTGTAGTGCTTAGGACGTGCTTCTTTTTGATTGAAGTCAACACTATTTTTCAGATCTACGGAATCTTCTTGAGCAAGGAAAGATGTAAAGTTATCAACAAAGAACCCAGATTTAAATCTATTGAGTCCGTTTGCATCAGGAACGAAGAGATTTGCAGTGTTTGTTTCAAGCAGTGAGAGAGATGTGAAGAACTCTAAGTTCTTAATTCTGTTTTCAAGTTGCTTGATATCAACCATTCTGTAACGCTTGTGCTCCAAGAACTTCTTAGAGGCATCAGTTACATTGTAAAGAAAAGGAGGTAATGTAATTGTAGCAATCTCTAATGCATCATCTACAGAGGTAGGCCTCTCAGGATTTTCTGCAGGAGTTCCGTAATTAACTTGGAATGCACCATCCTTTGTTAAGTAAACTCTGTCAATTCTACCAAGGTAGAATGAGAAATCAGTAAGTATACCTTCGTTAGAGGCAAGAATATTGGGAGCAGAGTTACCGCTGACGTTAAACGTTCTACCGTTAAACTCTAGAGGAGAGCGATTACCTTCAGAAACTGATTCGATATCAGATACCTTGGGGCGAATATCAATAATATCAGTGTTTCTGATAAAGTTAACGCTCTGAATCTCTGAAGAATAATCGAAAGATGAATAAGAATTTACAGTTGTTATGTCTCCATCATCAGTGGATTCATAATGTCCATTAGAGAAATATGCAATTACTTTTTTCTGAGGTGCTTCTTCTCCGTTTTTTCTGTTCAAAACACCGTAATCATAAAACTCACCATTCTGCCCGTTAGAAGAAGAATACTTAAATGAGATGTCTTTGCTAGGTGTATCTAAAGTTGTAATAACACCTCTAACACCAGACTCCTCAAATCTTACAACTTCACCTTCTTTGAAACTAAGTTGATTCTTCGATAAGAATGCAATTTTAGAATCAGTTACCTTGACACCAACAATAGCATGAGAATTTGAAGTCTCTCCGATGATAGACTCTCCGATCACTAAATCAGATGTTTTTGATGTAGGCCCAGTGAGATTGGACAAAATCATCGTAGGTGATGAGGGGTTAGTGTTGTCTACAGAAGGATCTGTAGCAAGTTCAAAAACACCATGAACCTCAATCAAATCTGCATAATTAAGCGAAATGTGCTCGTCCTGCACTCTTGTTCCAAATGGATAGTTACCAAATGTCAGTCCATCATTAAGAGTCGTAGATCCGATACCAGAGGCACTTTTAACGGACTTATCAATAATTATAGAGTTTACTCTATTTTTAATCTTATTCTTTGCTTTAGGTTTGATCTTCTTAAGTGTAGTGACGAGGGTTGCCTCATCATCGGCACCTAAGTTAAAAATTTCTAGTTGATTAGATCCAGAGTTTAACTGTACTTTATCTGAAGTTAGCTCTTCAGTAGAACCATCACTTCTGATGAGAGTGTATCTTTCAGGAGTGAAAGGCAGGAATGTCTCATTAGAACCAGATGTTATAGCAGAAGATAATTTATTATCTACAATATTGACTTGCTGAGTTTTTCTAATAATTATTTGTGCATTATTTAAGTCTACATCTGAAACATTACTCTTAGGTAATTCAGTGAAAAGAGTGCTATCATCAGTCACTCCAAGATCACTGGCAATAACCTTAAGATCAGATAACGTTGTTGCTGACGTAGGGATTGCACCACTTGCAACACCATTTACTGTTGCAACACCTGTAACTGTTATAGCGGAAGTTGCAACACTTACAACAGACGCAAAAATTGGATCCTGTGATAAAGATCCAGTAAAAGAAAGGATATTTCCTGCTTTAATCTGTCCAGGGAAACGAGGATTTGTGGATCTAATTACGGACGTAAAGTCATTAGCCGCAGCAGTAATAGTTGCAACCCCAATGTTAAAGTTAGGAGAAAGAACCACATCAGCAGAGAAAGTTCTTGCTGCTCCCACCTCAGCGCCGTTTGCGCTACCAAATACTGATAAAACATCACTAATACCATGATCAGTAACAGCAACTGCTACTCTTGAATTTTCTACACCATCAATGATAAAGTTTTCATTGTTGATGAACTTACCAGAGGTTTCATAAACCACTAAAGAAGTGGTGTTTGTAGCAGCATCTTTAAGGAAAGCAGTGGCACCACTTTGCTTACCTTTGATAAATGAAGGTACTGAAAGAGTGATATTCTCATTCAGTGTGATTTCAGTGGTTGTTTGAACATCAAATAATGATAATCCCCACTCATTAATAGCGGAATTCGATCCGCTATAGGTGCCAGAGTCAAGACTAAAATCATAAACTCTTGCTAATCCAATTTCTTTGCCAGCAATTCCAGTTTGACTATCACCAACCCTAGTGTCACGTAGACTTAGAACATAAGTATTACCAACACCAATAGTGGGTGAACCATGAACTCTGTTTAATTTTACAGTTTCTCCAGTTTTATAGTTGATCTGTTGCTGTTTGAGAGTTTTTGTTGTTCTCGGTTTTGCAACATCTAAAAATGTGGGTGCAGTTGTCTTGATATCATACCCCTTTACAAATGCTCTACCAGGAGAAATCTGATAGATTGCTAAATCATCAGATGGTGTAGATCCACCATATGTTGTTTGATCTGCGTTAAATAGTCCTCTATTTCCCTCTCTATCATTCAAAGACTCTTTGATATTAAGTCCGAAAGACTTAACATAATAATCACCAGACTCAGCATATGTCCTTCTTGCTAATTCGTCAGTAAGAAAAGAATGATCACTGGTATTTCTTTCGCGTAAAACGCCATTAATTACCGTTCCGAGTTCAACAAAATTACTGTCATCATAATCTGTTAAATCTTTTTTGAACAGAGAAGTTACAATTTTAAGTCTATCTGCCCCAGGAGCACCGAAATTATTAAATCCTGCAGAATTATCCGTGAGTGAGGGATCAAGATCAGAATTAACAACGGACTCTTCGATTAATAAACCAATTCTATAACTTGGAGTATTGCTATATTGATCTAGAATTAAGGTTTGATCAGATACGTTAAGGAAAGTTCCTTTTCCAAAATATACACCATTACTGATAAAATAAGCAGATGCAGTTGCAGTAGCGTTTTCACTTACAGTTGATGCGAAGGGAACACCTTCACCAATTAACGTATTCGCTGTAGAAATAGTGATGTTTGCAGTTAAAAGTTCACCAGATCTGAAAACACCCTCTTGATTACTCGTTCCTGAACCAGAGTAATTAAGATATAGCGTAACCTGATCTCTTGTAGAATCAGAACTTAGAATAAAATTATCAACAACAGCATTAACACCAGATTGTTGTCCAGTGATTTGAGCCCCAACTAATTGATCAATATAATCTAGGAGAGGAACTCCAAGATAAGTATTTTCTAAAACAACGCATTCGTAATTAGTTGAATATGTCGTATTTCCAGGAATTACCTTTGCACCTTCTTTGAAAAAGTGCTGCCCAAACTTTTCAACCTGATTTTGCAGGATCGATTGAAGAGAAGTTAATTCTCTTGCCTGTACTGGATAACCTGGTTTGAATAAAACCTTATAATAATCCTTTGAGGGATCAAAGTCGTCAAAATAAGGGGCGACATTGAGATTGGTTTCCTGTGACATAATTCGTTAGAACTGCAAGATAATTTTGATATCTTCTTTTTGATTTGACGATCTAGTAATAGACGGCCTATTATCCACGTAGATGATATTACCCGTATATTTTTCAACCTCTGGTTGAGCAACACCCTCATCGAAGGACTGGCCCAGGTAATAAGTACGACTATTTATTTCGGTAGAAATACCCGTAAATGAGGTTTGAATGGCAAGAGTTGTCGATCCACCAATGATGTTGAATGATCCACCAGTAGCGATACTAGGTGTAAATCTATTCATTTTGAATCCATATTCAGGACTCGTATTGGCAGATCCATCAGTATTAAATCCAGCAGTAGATCTATCTTGCCAGTATTTAAGAACACCAGTTACTTGATCATATGAAACAACTCGTCCAACAGCAGTGGAACCAAGTCCAACTGTCTGTGTAATAAAAGCATCGGCGGTGAATGATGCTGAACTGTATCCAGCGCCCGTTAATTTAAGTGCATAAGTTGCTGCTGCCTTATCTAGTTCAAGATTAGACGACGTATTATATGCTTTTGGATTTTGAACTAAACCAACTCTTGCTATCTCATTTCCAGTAATGAAGTCAGGATTCTCTGTGTCATTTTCAATTCTAGAATATATTAGAGCGTTTCTTGCACCAAGCTCTCTATAGATATCTGCACCATGTCCACCTTGTGGCGGAATAATAACATCAAAGACTGGTGCAGTGGTTCCAGTAGGGACATTGCCCGAAACTAAATCAACTGTGCCAAATGTGTATCCAGAACCACCCTTTGAAATGGTAACAGACTCTACATTTGAATTGTTATTGACTACAACAGTGCATTCTGCGCCATTACCATCGCCCTTAATAGGGACACGGGTATATGTTCTATTTGCCGTACCTAAACCAACACCTCTATTAGATATTTTAACAATCTTTAATTGTCCACTTGTAGACGCATTGTTTCTAACAGCGGAAACATTAGCATCGGTGGTTGATGTCCAGTCTTTAGGAACAGGCATAAAGTTTGTAGAATCAAACTTTACAATATCGCCAGGTTTAATAGTAAACAAATATTTCCAGATATATCCATCACCACTTGTTCCTGCTTCTCTTGGTTCTAAGTCTGTAAAAGTAGGTTCATCGAGAGAAGATCTGCCACTTGGGTTTTCTGGATTAGATCCATTCTGAAGGCAAATGTAAACTCTAAAGTCAGAGTTCATTGCAAAGTAATTTGTCTCATAAAGACTAATTGCATTAGAAGGTTTTGATGGACTCTCCGCCTTAATATCATTCCGGTACATATCATAAGTTGTACCGGATTGCCAAGTGATCTTTCTAATTACTTGCTTAACGTCATCCGCATCAATTTTCTTGAGAGCAATCATTGTATCCCAATAATTGTTCTCCTCGTCAAAATTATCACGAGGATCCGGAGGACTGCTATCCCAACT